ATACGACTTATGTTTGTAATGCCTGTGGTGGTTCAGGTCACTCAGGAGCACAGACTCAATGACTTGCAGTGTATGTGGAGCTAAAACTAAAGTGTATTCCACTTTTGGAAAGTTAAAGTGTAAAACTTGCATTGAAAAATCTAAAACAGGTATAAAGGGTCATTCTGGAATGGTGTATAATAAAAATACATCTATTCCGTTAGGTTTATTTAATGACGGATTAAAATTAGAGCGTGTTAAAAAATCCAATAACTTATTTGTTAAATGGTACATAGAACATTATCCACAAAGTAAAGGAATTGTAGGAAGGCAAATTAATTATTTAATTTACAATGGACACTCTCCAATAGGCATTATTAGTGGAGCATCTCCACCCTTAAATTATTTATTATTTAGAAAATATTTTAAAGTTAAAGACGATTTAAATTTTTTGAATAATAATGTATTTAGAATTGTTGAAAAATTAAATGATAAAAATTTAGGAACTAAAATACTTAAATTATTTAGAAATAAAATTAATCAAGATTATTATGAAAAGTATAAAACTCATCTACTTGGTTTAATTACCTTTGTTGAACCACCAAGAACAGGTGCTGTTTACAAGGCTGATAATTGGAAACTTTTAGGAGAAACACAAGGTATAACAGTAAGAAGAAAAGGCGAGAATTGGTTAAAAAAAGAGTACCTAAAAGGAGCAAAAAAATTAATATTTGCGTATAAGTATAAATGAAAATAAAAATTGGTAATTGTTTAGATGTCTTAAAAAAGATGCCTGCCAAAAGTATTCACACTTGTGTTACTTCGCCACCTTATTGGGGTTTAAGAGATTATGGAAATGATGGTCAATTAGGTTTAGAAAAAACACCTAAAGAATTTGTTGATAATTTAGTTAAGGTATTTAGAGAAGTTAAACGAGTGTTACGAGATGACGGAACTTTATGGCTTAATTTAGGCGATAGTTATTCTAGTGGTGGTAGAACATCAACTACAAATCAAACAGTAAGGGGTGATAAAGATTATGGAGTTACAAGACCAGCAGTTTGCAAAAATATAAAACCTAAAGATTTAGTTGGTATTCCTTGGAAAGTTGCTTTTGCTTTACAAGAAGATGGGTGGTATCTACGACAAGATATCATTTGGAACAAACCTAATCCTATGCCAGAAAGTGTTAAAGATAGATGCACTAAAGCACACGAATATATATTTTTATTAAGTAAGCAACCAAAGTATTATTTTGATAATGAGTCTATAAAAGACAAATCTTTAACACAAAACATACAATCTAATAATCAAAAATTATCAAAATATAAAAATTTTGAAGAAGAAAAAAAATATAGACAAGGTATTCATCATAAACGTGGTGAAAATATTGTTATTAGTAGACCTAAACTACCAAGCAAAAAACAGTTTTTGGATTTTATTAAAAGTAGAACTAATGCAAATTTTCTTGTTGAAAACACCAATATAAAAAAAACTACCATTGAACATTGGTTTAGAAATGATGATGGTTTTTCATTTCCAAAAAAAGATGATTGGCTTAAAATTAATGATTTAGTAAATGATTGGTCTGAAGAATATAATTCTATTAATTATGCTTTAACTTATGAAGAAACACATTTTGATACAGTTCTTACAAATGAAAATAAAAATAAAAGAAGTGTGTGGACAGTTACCACTAAACCATATAAAGAAGCTCACTTTGCTACCTATCCACCTGATTTAATAGAACCTTGTATTTTGGCAGGTTGTCCCAAAGGTGGAACAGTCCTTGA